TCGATGTTGCTGCTATTAAAAATGCATCCTCTTTCGAATTCAAATAACTATCTGATATTCTGTACTTTTGCCCAATTTGTCCTAAATTCATATTTTTATTAATTTATAGTATGTTCAAATATACACAAAAAATATTATATTTCCAAATCTTTTCTATAGAAACTTCCTAAAATATTTGCATTTAGTGAATTATCATCTGCAAGTACATCATACTTAAACATCCAATAAACTTCATAATATGAAAGTGATTTTTTAGAATTGCAGAATTGAATTATTTCTCTCTTAAAATCATTCTGATTACCTTCTTTAACTTGCTCAGTTATCCAATCATTCGATGAATAATAAGTTTCCCAATCAGATGCTTTTCTAACTTTTTTCTTTACAGGCAATCTCCCACCTATCTTTTGTAATTTCCGTTCTTCTTTTATTCGTTGGAGTTCCTTTTTCCCTATCTTTACGGTACGAACACTTTCTATTGATTTTTTACCAATATAATACTTTCCAGTTGGAATATGTGTTATCATATACACAAATCCAACCGATTCTTCAGGTATTAAATCTTCTGTAACTTCATTTCCTTTATATAACCAATTCATTAAAAAATTATTTTCTCGGTAATGAACTGTATGGTTTTTTTTGAGTATATCCTCTAGGTGTTCCTTGACCTATTTCACCATTTCTACCATCTTTTAAAGCCTTTTCGTTTTTAGACAAATCCAATCCACCATCTGCTTCAATTGGAGTTTTATCTTTACCTTTAATATTTACTTTAGATTGTAAAGGTGGTTCTTTCTCAAATAAATCTATTATTGCCATAATTGTATTTTTATTATAAATATTAAGATAAAAAATTATGTATCAAACCTAACTATAAAATTAATCGGATAATCTCTAAGTGATTTAATAGGTTGTGGTAATTTTGCAACAGCAATCATATTGTTTTCATTATCATATAATCCAATTGTAGTTATATATGTAGATAAATATGAGCCAGTTAAATCAACTGAAGAACTATAATCATAATCATCAAAACTATAAAATTTTGTATTATCTAATGATGATGTAAACGGATATTCCGCTGTCCTAATGTATTGTACACCTGAATCATAATACGATGAAGTATATAATTCATTTGTTCCAGGTTTGTTTATTATTATATTTCTAATTGTTGCATCGGGCGAATATAATGCAGTTGGATTTTGTGAATAATTAAATTCATTCTCCAATACACTTATAAATATTTCATTTTCATATATAGTTTTTGTAGAATTATATGTAAGTGTATATTCGTTAAAAGTAGAACCACTTATAATATCTTTGGTTAACACAACCAATCCTCTATCATAAAATATATTTCCATATATTTCACTTGCACTAACTATATTTGAAAATCCATCATCTGAATATTCATAACTTCCACTAACTAATACTAAACTACCAATCTTAATACCATCTCCGTAATAATTTTGAGATAACGATATAACTATTATTTCATCCCCAATAACTCTTTCATCTGTAGATGCATATGATTGTCTTCTACCAACTTCAGTTAATATAGATGAAGTGGCAGCATTAGTATAAAATTGTGATTTTATTGATTTATATAATGTTCTTTTATAAATACCACTAACAGTAGTTTCATCGGTTTCAACATCAAATAAAGAACCTGTTATGTTTTTACCAAAAATTGGAGGTATATCATTTTCTGTTAAGCTCCAAGATTTGTAAACTTTAAAAGGTCTTACATTAATATCAGATTTATTTATTTCTTTGAACATTAATAGTGTTGTTTATCATAAATATAATAATAACAAAAAATCCTCCATATACAAATATAGAGGATTTAATTTAATATGTTAAATCTAATTTTAAAAACTTAACTTCACTTTAATCAATACTTCAGAATCGAATGATTTTTTAATTGGTTGAGATGTTTTAGCCACAGCAATTAATTCATTTGAATCATTATACAAACCAACTGTTGTTATATATGTTTTAGGATCTGTTTCAAATGATACTTCAGTAAAACTACCATCAGAACCAGTTACGTATGTTGGGTTATTTGAATAATTAAATTCTCTGTTAGTTGCTCTAACAAAGAAATGTTGAGTTGATACATTCTCAGTTCTTCTAGCTTCAAAATCACCTCCAGCTGCAATAGCTGCTATCAATCTCGATTGATTATATGTATTAAATGATGTAGATATACTACCACTTACGTTACCACTTGCAGAATGTCCACTTCCAGTTGAGAATGTAACTGAACCTACGGTATTTCCAATTGCGGATGGGTTAAGAATAATAATACCTCTATCAGGATAGAATAAACCATATCCTAATCCGTTTGCGGCAGTTTCGGTATTTATAGTTGCTGCATTTTCTGTTCCTAAATTTAAAGATCCAGATACTACTTTAAACACCCTACCTGCTTTTCCTAAAGTATCTCCAAATTTCTGTCCACTATTATCTATAAAATGGAATGTACCATTTCCACCAGTCAATGTTAATGACCAGTTACCAGCATCCATTTCTTCTCTATATCTAGCTCTAGTTAAATTAATTGCGTATATATCATTTGAATCTACAGGTATCACCGATGAATTTTCAAATTGAAACTTTTTAGTAGGATCATCCAACAACATAGAACGATATTGAGCATATGTTGCTTTAGTTGCAACTAATGCACTATCATCAGAACTTAATTGAACCGAACCACTTCCATTCACATGTCCATACGCAACTGCAAATTGAACTTCGGAAGTAGCATCTGAAACTGCTTTGTTATATACATTATAATAATACTGTCCACTTGTTGAGGACATTTGAGTAGATGATGTAAAAAAGGAATTTAATGATCCAGAATCTCCAGACCAAATACCAGTAGTTACAACTTCCACCTTAGCATTCACCTTATCGAATTCACCAAATCTTTTATAAATACCAGTACTAATTCCTGAACCAACTGAAATTTGTTGCCCAGCTGGAAGTGCTGAATTTAATAATGCTATAATTTGAGCGGAATCTACTGTACCAGAGTTTGCTAAATCTCTGATTTGCGTTGTTATATTAGGATCGTTTATTAGTGCCATTTCGTATATTAAGCTTTATATGTTACAGTTACAGGAATAGTTTGTGAACCACCCGTTTCATTTCCATAAACAGTTATTGTAGTTATAACATCGGAAGTCAATGATGGATTTGGTGTAAAACGGAATTCTAATCCACTTACAACTTGTGCAGTTGCAGATATCTCTTCACCTAAAAATGGAGGAACACTAGCATTACTTGAAGCTCCTTTGGTAACAGTAAGTGTACCTGCTCTCTGGTCTGCCAATATCATAGTATATCCAGAATTTGAATTTCCGGATGGGGATGTAGTTGGTGTTAAACCAACACCACCTTCAGTTTGAGTAACTGCGATAGATGGAACACCCAATCTAACTAAAGGTATTTTTGTAGTTCCTTTTGGTAATGTAACTAATTTATATCTCAATGCCTGAGATTCATCAGGAGATGCCTCAGTTATTGGAATTGAAGTAATAGCTACATCATAATATGCAGAACCTTTTGGGTGCGCAGGTTCATATAATGTATAATCAATTTCATCATCACCTAACGCAAATTTTGTAATGTTTAATGCCTGACCAGATGCTAATTTTTGTCTACCTTTTTTAGTTAGTATAGCATCTACAGTTATCTCCGTGTTGTTCAAATATCCCATTTTTTTATCTTTAATATATTATATTATATAAATATAAATTTATTTTATTTCTTTACATTTTTTACCATGCCACCTAGCATAATTTCCTTTAGTAGTGAGCTTATTACAATATTCACATACAACTTTTGGTTGATTTTTTAAACTATTTTTAAGATTTTCCAGTCTTTCACCATCCCATGATTTACCTTTCCAATAATTATCATTATTCTTATAGTAATTTTTCATATAAATAGAATGAGCTTCTTTCCAATCATCAGTATGGTGTTTGCCATACATAGGATTATTCTCACCCAAAGTTCTCTCACTTATACTTTTTAGTTCTGATTCGGAATATATATGAGTATTAGTTTTCCATGAAATAGTTCTACCAATTAAACTAGAACTTATATTATTACAATGATTTTTTGTCTTTTTATATTTTTTTAAAGAATTACTAATTTTACTTTTTACTGATTCAGAGTGAGATGTACCACATCTATTCATATGTTTATAATTAGAAAATATATGATGAAATCCACCATTTCCTCCAATAGTTACATTATAATTATTTTTAGACTTTACCCATTCTTCGGTTACTAATATAGATTCATAATTGTAAGCATCTTCAATTGAATTAAAAAATTTTATAGGAATCATTTTAAAATTTTTCTTGCCATGTTTCTTTATAGCAAGTTTAAGTTTAACACCACTACCAATATATCCATCATTTAAGTTATCAGTAGAATGAACTCCTATGTAAGATTTATCATTTATTAAATTAATTGTTTTATATACAAAATTATATTTCATATTATATAAATATATTTTTTTTTAATTTTAATTAATCAACCTGCAAAATAGGGTCTCCAATACTTCTTCCGGTATTAGTTACTCTCAATACATTAGCATTTGTAGCAAATGTTTCAACAGGAGGTAAATTATCAGGTGTTGTGGCTTGGGTTTGTTGAGAACCTTTCCAAAACGAACGAACCAAACCCTCTGATAAATTATTTACATTTTTATAATGTGTACCAAAATATCCGTTTAATAAACTCGCAGTTACACCAGCACCCCAATTAGATGGAACACTTGCACTAAAAGGTAATATGTTAACAGAATACTCAGTTACATTAGTTGGTACATTTTCATATACAATCTGTTCACCAACCACAGCACCTATTACCGGATATCCAGCAATTTGAGTATTTACTAACTTAGTTGTATTCTTTTCCAATAAATATACTCTACTTCTAAACTCAGTATAATTTCCATTAGAATCGTAGGATTTATAAACAGCAACACCATTTTCAACATAAATACCAAATCCAGCATTTGCAATACGTTCATTACCTAAACCAATTGAATTCAAACTTCCAACTGATTCACCTTCAGTTAATAAATTATCCAAAATATCATAATCAACAATCATATCATATGTTGGATAACTACCCGTCAATTGAGTTGTAGTAGAATAATCGTATATACCCCCATATGTAACGTATTCTGAGTTCAAATCTGAAATTGATACATTGTTAAGTTCTGCGGTATACGTTGGAGAATGCCCACTTAAAATGGTTGTATCATCGACACCTAAAAGTACATCGTATGCAGAATTATTAGCTTCTATATCAATATCAACTTCTATTTGAGATTCATTATTACTTATATCCGAAGTTGGCTTACTCCATCTTATTTTACTTCGTTCAAGTAAGTGAGGTTCGATTAACAAACCTTTAGCAACCTTTGCTCTAACAGGTGCCAGTTGAGACAACACATCAAATAATGATTTATTTACATATTTTACTAAGTTAATATATTCATTTATATTTCTATCTATTCTTTGAAAATAATATTCTCTTAATTCTGTTAAATCATTATAGTTATCTTTATATTCATCTGAAGGATTTCCTATGTAGTTATCAATATTTATTGAACCAAATGTTTTGACTATATCCAAATTAAGTTCCTTATTAGGAGATAAAAATATACCTAATTTATTACTATCGATTGGTGAATTATCAAATGATTTTTTTGTTACTCTTTGTTTATATGATAAGTCAATACCACCTGAAATAGGGCTTCCATATATAGATGTTTGTTCTTCGAATCTTATTTTATTTGCAAAATTAAATCCAAAAGATGGAACTTTAGCAGTTACAACTCTATCATAAGATTCATATTGATATGGATAAGTTGGTGAGGAATAAAATCCAGATGCGGTAGCAAAACTCGTATTATATAATGTAGAATTAATTGCAACGTTATTGATTGAAGATGTTGTAGTTAAATCTTTTATTAATTCAAAATCCAGTCTAAACAATAAATCAGATGTAGATGCTGAAATTGAATTTCCATTTATAGCATCAGGATATAAAGTATGATTATCAAAATGAGTTTCTTCCAATGGTATACTCCATAATCTAATCTCATCAATAGATCCACTAAAATTATTTCCAAAATAAATATAATTACCAGTACCCCAATCATCAGTGGTAGTTATATTAACACTAGCAGTTGTATAAATACGTTCACCATTTGATGTTTTATAGTAAACATCATAAGTATGATTTAATCCAGAAGTTGTTTTGTTAATTAATATATTAGTGAAATCCTCAGTTGAGATTGGTATTTCCAAACTCTGAGATGAATTTCCATTAATATCAAAAATAACTCTTCCCAACGATTCGGTTGTATAATCGATACTCAAATCAAAATTACTTCCAGATAAAATAGTAAAATCCGTATTTAATACAGGTCTAAATCTAAACTCAATAGCTTGTGGGTAATCGGATGTAGATGGTACTGTTTTCCAAGGTATAATTACTTTAGAACCATTTCTAAAATTAACCATAGAACTTCTATCTTCATATGTATAATTTATAGTAGATGTTCCCAATGGATTTATAGGCCCACCATATTCTACAATATCTAATAAAGAGTTAGGTACACCATAGCAAGCCATTACAACTTTCATAGCTCTTGCAGTACCTTTATTCTTTAACAAATATGGTAAGTTATTGAGAATTCTTCTCCAAATCTGATTGTTTGCATCTGATAATGAAGTTGAATATTTTTGCGTACCATCGTTATACAATCCAAATGCATATTCCCACAAAAATTCAGAATCGTATGCTCTCTTAGCATCCCAACCAAATGATTTTAAAATATTATAAATATACTCATTTAAAATACCTACATTAGATTTTTCACTCAATTCTTTCATTTTGGATAATCTATTTATGTACATCCAAAGTAAATCAAAGTGAGTTCCAATCATATCTAAAAATAGTATAAAATCAGCATTTTCACTATCTTTAGTTATAAAGTTTGGTATATTATTTACAATATAATTTACATTTTCTTTATCATATAATGTAGCGGTAGTTACTATAGGTTCATACCAATTTGCAGAATTAAAATCTATACTATCACTTTCATATAGATATCTTTCAAATCCACTAAATTCATTTTTAACATTTTGTATAG